TTTGAATAGAATCTCTAGAAATGCAGCCCACACCGGGCAGAACGTCTTGAACAAACATTGTTGATGGGTCAGAGAAGTTGTCATCATCACCACGAAGAATTACAATGTTTTGTTTAAAGAATACAATGATGAACCCGTTATGTGCAGCAAGACCAACAGCTTCGTCTACGTTATTAGGAAGTCTAGCAGACATATTAAGACTGCCTGATGTTCTACCTGTACCTGTATTGAAGGTAGGGAAGTGGCTATCAGCAATGTCTGTAGACCAATAGAGGGTTGTCTTATTGTTATTTGTACCAATTACCCAGAAACGTCCATAAGCTGCCAAGACGGCATTAGGGCCATTGTCTGTGCCTGTGCCAAACACAGGACTACTGAAGGAAGCACCGCCATGGCCAGTATGGCTAACCAGTTTATCAACAACAAGGCTTCCTGTTTCTCTTGTAAAGACAATTGGTTCATGGCTCTTTTGTACAATGAGGCAATGGTCATACAAAGAAGCCATTTGCCAGTTATTTGCTGTTATGGTGTAGCCAGAGGGTGTAACGTCTGTTAATGCACCAGCAACACCTGCTCTGAACAGCTTGTTGTTACCACCGCTAATGTAGTCAATAGTTCCATCAGCATTAACATATTCAAAGATGCTTTTAATTGGATTGCCAGACAGTGGTGTACTGCCACTGGTGGTACGCATAGTCCAGCCTTTACGTGCTCCTAAACGTCCATATTTATCAATGACACAGTTGTTAGCAACAAGAGCAAATCCGTCAGACAACAAAGCTCCAGAGCTTTGAGTGTTCAACCCAAAGAAACCCGGAGCACCTACTGAAGCAGATTTAAGTTCTTTCATACTGGATACCAAATAGTGTCTTCTGGTCTACGTGCAGCGTCATAGGCAATCTCATCAGCCAAGGCTCTCATGCCTGTACCATAAGCATATTGACTAGCATTACCACCATCTTCACCACGTTCTTCAACAGCCTTAGCAAAAGCTAACAACACAATGGGACGATGAGGAACCAAGATGTCATCGCTGTCATTCACTAAGTCTGTGTTTCTCAACAAGACATTAAAACGAATAGTGTAAACACCATCAGGAATTGGATAGATGTCAACCTGTGTATCTCCATCATTTGAAACACCGTTCCAGTTATAATAGATTGGAGCACCCTTAGCTGTTGGCTCTTGTGTCAAGAACAGTTTATCAAAAGCTTGACCACTCTTGTATGACATAAACATGTTTGTTGTGTCATTCAACACATCAATCACATTGAAATTATTCTGACTGCCATTCAGTTCATAGTTGAACACATCAGCTGTTGTTGTCAATGTCAGGGTGGTACGCAAGGAAGACCAGTTCCATGAGTTCTCCACCTCATTACGAGCATCGTTAATAAAATCACCAATAAGTCTACTGTAAGAGCTTTCAGAGACAGAACTCACTTCTCTCTCTCTTAGTCTTCTTAGTACACTATTGACAGCTTCTAAGTATGTCATTAAAGTTCCTTATAAGCCATATAAGCTTATTATCTTAATTATGTTAATATCTTTATGTCTTGTTGAGTACCTCTATAGTTACTATTATATCACCATAGAGGCACTTTGTCAAGCCTTTTTCTTCTTTTTCTTAGAAATACCTGCTTCTGACAGGCTAATGGCTATGGCTTGTTTTGGATTTGTTACCACTTTACCGCCTTTGCCTGAGTGCAGAGTGCCTGTTTTATATTCATGCATCACCTTGCCAACCTTGGCTGATTGTTTCTTGGTTTGTTTCATTTGTGCAGGCCTTTCAGGTAGACAGTCTTGCCGTCTTGCTTGACAGCTGTCAAAGCTTCACATTTGAGGTTGCTAGGGTCATAAGACACATGCACCCAGCCACTGTCTGGAATACCAGCTGTATAAAACTCCAGTATTACCTGTGTAAACTTGTAGTTGTCCACAATGTATTGAGCTAAGTCACCATTGGCTACACCTGTAATTTCAATGTCAGCTGCTTGGCCTTTGCAATGGTCAGAGGTTTTAGAGCCACCAACAGAGGCATTAACCTCTGGTGCTCTATAACCTGAGTTAATCTTGATTGGTTTGCCGTAAGCTTCCCTGATTGGTTGGATGATGTTATCCACAAGCTTCTGTAAATTCTGAATCACCTCTGGTGTAGGGGTGTTATCAAGGCCTTTACGTGTAGCTGTCTCACTCTTGGTGAACTCAGCAAGGCTAAAGTTTTTACTCAGTTGTGTCATTGTCATTCCCTGTCTTAATGTTAATACCTGTAATCAAGCCGATAAAGCCACCAACGATGGTCTGGAAGGCTGGACCAATAATGGTGAAGATTGCTGCATCATCCACGGCTGGGTCAAGCAAAGCAATAATAAACATAACCATCATTACGATGACCACCATAACAAGCGAACCAGCCGCTGTAACTACCACTGTATCTTTTAATTTCATTTCTTCACCTTATCAGCTAGTTTTTCCATAGTTCTTCCACCGAAGTAGAAAGACATTACGAGCATTCCCCATTGACCAAGAAGCTCAACATATGCACCCCTAGTCTCATAATTAAAAATAGAAGCAATAGCAAAGCCACTGTAGGCCAGCAAGAGGAATATCAACACCATAGGACGGATGTTCTTAGACAACCATGAGTCAGAAGCCATGTCAGCCTTGTGTCTGTCTGTCAGGTTTGTCTGTTCAATTTCATATTCTTTACAATCAATCTCTTTGAGCTTAGTTGCCAGCTCAGGATTGTCTTTAAGGGCCTGTGTCACTGCACTAGGGGTAGGCTCTACACCCAGCTTAGAAGCAATGGCATTCATTGCCATGCCGCCCAGAGGGCCTGCTACAGCTGTTGCCAGTGCAGGGGCTGCTCCTTTGAGCATATTCATCAACTCATTCATTATTTTTCCTTTCACACATAGCCACTGCCTTATTCACCTTGATATACAAATACAGTTCAAAAGGCATAATGATGAACCAAAGCAAAGTCATTAACACTAGGAAGCTTATGTATTTGCTATCACTATCGCTGCCATTAGTCCCCATGTTTCCGCCGTTATAAGTATTACTATTGCTGCTATAGCTAAACGCTTATGACGCTTGGCTTCTTGTTTAGCCTTTCTGGCCTGCTCTTCTTTCTTCTTTCTAAGGGCTGTCAGCCTAGCTGCTTCTTGTTGTTCTTGTATTATTCCAACCCTCTTTACCACTTTGGTGTATAGGTCTCCTAAGTCTCCACCTATTTGATACACCATGGTTTCTCTAATTTGCTTCTGAAGCTTAGCCACCTCAGTCATAGCATATTCAATATCCACTGAGCTGCTTAGCAATTCAGCATCACTCTTAGCATCTAAACTGTGTAGCTCAGCATCTGCCAGCTTCTGTTTAAGCTGTGTCATGCAGGTGAAGAACACCTTGAGCTGAGCAATGATGTCTAGTGTTATTGTTAACTCGTCTTGGTCTGGAGGAGGAGCTTTCTTAACAGCTTTCTTCTCCTGTACAATCTCCTGCTTGCAGACATCTTGTGGTTTCTCCTCTTCCTCTCCAAATAACTTCCCCTTTAGGAAGCTCCAGAAGCCCCTAGAAGCCCCTGAAACTTCCTTGGCAATACCTACGGCAGTGTCTAATGTTTTCTTGGCTTCTAGGACGGTTCCTTTGTATTCCTGATAAAGCTCACATCCCTGCTGAATTGCTTTGACAGCTGCATTAGCAGCAGCAAGGATGGCAAGAGGCATTATTTATCCCTTATGTCTTTATAAATTTGAACAAGTTTATGACCAATTAAAAGAGTGGTGTATATCAAGGTTGTCCATAACACCAGCTCACTCACTTGATAACCAGCTACAGTAGCTAAACTCACTGTCACTGGTGGTGCTGCTTTAGTTGCCAGAGCTACTCCTGTTTCTGTTGCTGCATGTTCAGCCATCATTGAGCCTCGTCAGCTGTTGGCGTGTTTGTCTCTTCCGGAGAAGCTTCCGCAGGAAGCGGGGTGTTTCCCTCGGAAACCCATTTCAAATAGGCTTGTTTCTTTGTTGCAGAAATTCTGCGTTTGGTTTCGTCAGACAATTTTCTACCCCTTTGTGCGTTTCCAACCTTGCACCTTGTCTCGGCTGAAAGTTTAGTTCCAAGTTTTGCTTGTCTCAGTTTTTCACGATGCTCTGGCGTAAAAGCCGGTCTGTTTGGTCGCTCAGCCATTTGCTTCTTAACCTGTTCAGAATAGTTTTCTCTTGCCTGTGCATATGTTGTTGAGTTGACTTTGCCATATTTTCCCAAGTTGCTCATCATAAAGAAAGAGCGACCTGCGACTCCACCACAAGCCTTCCAAAGCATCCAATGTGCAATGTAGTGCTGTCGTGGTGTCAAGCTGATTAGGTTGTCCTTGTCATTAGAGCCGCCAAGACTGCGTGGCACAATGTGATGCACTTCGCAATAGCCATCCACAGACTGCCCTTTTAAGGCATCCATGAACCGCTGGTAACGGCTGTAATGATGTTGGCTTTTAACCATTTGGCAACAACTTTGCGATTGTTTCAGTAGCCCATTCTTGAGTTACTGTGCCGCCTTCTTCTGCTGGCTCCGGAAGGTTTCCCTCTTGAAGCCACTTGGCAAATTGCTGTGCGTCTGTGTTGGCGGGGTCAAACGGGATAAATAAGTTGTCTGAAAAGCGGAGAACAGCAGACGGTTCGTTAGTGTAAGTATCAAGAATCAATTTGTACATTTATAGCTCCGAGGTTGCTGTCCAATGGCAACGGACATCCGAGTCGGCAGAGTCATTAAAACCTTGTAATGTGAATCCGCTTGTTCCCGCCTCTGCAAATGAAATAAGCACAGCAGAGCCAGCTTTATAGCATTTTCCAGATTCGCCTGTGTTTGGTGCGTAGGCTGTCATACTTGGATTGTTGCGCTTCACTACAGAAAAAAAGCCTTGCGGCCTTACTTGCCTTGAGCCAAAACCCATAGACCCTGAGAAGTTACTTCCAGTGCCCGGCGTTATTAAGGAATCGTATGACTTCTCGTAATACCGCTGACACAAAGCCAACTCAGTACCATACGGGCGGTAGTCAAACGATGTGGCTGTGCTGCCTTTTTCTAATTGAACACCTGTGATGTAGAAGGTAGCTGCATTTGTAGCCATCCAGTTTGTGCAAGAAGAGTGCGAGGTATAGTTCCCAGAAAACCAAGTGTTTAAGCTAGGAGCTTGCTTATCAGAGCCAGCCACGCTTGCAACGTTTAAGTTAACGCCCACACCGTTTGTAGTTAACCATGTACCACTTGTATCACCAAGAATTGTCATGGTTTTGTACTCCCATGTGTCAACTGCATTAATTGTGAAAGTTGTTACATACGAGCGTGAAGCCCCTGAGTTTCGCACGCTTACAGGATATGTTCCTGTAACGCTTGATCTTGCCCAGAACGAAATCGTAATTGTTGCTGCACCAGAAGCTCCCCACCCTAGATCGGAAACGTTCAAACCTTCAATGTACTGAATAAAAAGCTGGTAGTTATCAGTAGAAGCTAAAGAGCTATCGGTCGTTGTAACCGTTGTCTTCATGGAGTTTATAAAACCAGCAGGGGCAACGGAAGATTGCTGCGCGGTAAAAACACCTGACCCAGAACCAATATAGCTTGCAAATCTATCAACGCTGTACTTATCTGAACTGGTTGCTGTAACAGGTGAACTTGCGCTTCCCCGCTGGTCCACAACCATGCCACCATTGATGATTCTATTACGCATTCCCGGAACCCAAGCTGTTGCTTGAGAACTTCCGTCTGAAAACGTAAGACCGGTTGTTCCATTAACACTTACTGACATAATCTCTCCTTGTATATCCACTACCTTCCATCAGCAAAGCACCGCTATATTGAACTGACATTATTGTTGCTCCTCTGCTGGCTCTGGTGTGTTGCCTTCAGCAAGCCACTTTAAATATTGTTGGTAGTCTGTGTTTGATGGGTCGAAAGGGATGATCGTTTCATCGGTTAAACGTTTTACGCAATCCGCGTTTTTGTTTAGCATTGAATCAAAACAAAGTTTATACATTTACAGCTCCGAACTCATTGACATGGACCAAGCTCCGTTATACGCGATAAACGGAGTACCAGATGTGAAAGAGCCTGTTGCTACGCCCCCATCAAACTCAACGGAATTAACCGTGTTGTATGTAGTACCTAAAGATGTAATTGTGCCTGTTGTGTTTCCGTTATACACAGGCATCGTTCCAGTCAAAGTTGAAGATGGTGTAGCCCTCATTGTGACAGGCAAAATAAATGCAGCTCGCCCCATGCTGTTGGTTCCACTAAAAGCACCCCTTGCAGGTGGGGATGGCATCAAAATAAAATACCGCTGACAAAGTGCCATCTCAGTCCCATAAGGTCTGTAATCAAAGCCAGTTGCAACTGAACCTTTTTCTAGTTGGACACCAGTTATGTAAAAGGTTGCGCCGTTTGTGCCTACGACAGAAGTTGCGCCTGTTGGTGCATAAGTTTCACCAGCGCCACCAGCAGCGCCCCAAGTGTTTGCAGTACCCGAATAGTTAGAGCCTGAGCCAAGGTTAAAGACAACACGCATACCTCGACCGTTTGTAGAACCAACCCAAGTTCCTGATGTAGCGCCAGCAATGGTTACAGTTTTGTATTCCCATGTGTTTGCGGAGTTAACTGCAAACGTAAATGGGTATCTGTAATCTGTGGCAGCGTTAGTCAACGCGCCGCCAAATGTTCCTGTCAATGATGAGCGAACCCAAAAAGACACAGTAACAGTAGATGCACTTGCCGTTCCAAAAGCTAAATCAGCAGTGTTAAAGCCTTCAATTTTTTGTTCGACAAAGAATGTGTCATTAACCCCTACGCTATAAGCAGAAAGAGATGTCACAAGTATGGAATTTGAAAATCCACTGGGGGCTGTTGAGCTTTGCTGGATGCTGAATTTGCTAGCTTGCGTAAAACCTGTGTTCCAACGATCAACACTAAAAGTTCCAGAAGTTGTAGGAGTAACACTAGCCCCCGCGTTCCTCTGGTCAATCATCATCGCACCATTGATGATTCGATTGCGAAAGCCATTGAGCTGGCTGGTAAGCGCCATTGTCCCGTTATCAGCAGGAACTGTAATAGTCTTATCTGTTGCAGTTGATGCAGCATCTAATGTGATGCCACCACCCGCTGCTGTCATTAGTTTAGCTGGCATTTAGTTGTTCCTCTGTCATCGCAGCAAGCTGCTCTTGTGTTGGTCGTGGCAATGTTGGGTGTTCCCACTTAGCAATGTAGTCACCTTTGCCATCGCTGTCGTTTTGCAAGCGAATGGTGTCCATGAAGTCTGCGTCTTGCAGTTCAGGGTAGATTGCTTTGATTTTTTCGTATAACGTAGTGTTGAGTGTCATCATGCGCTCCGAACCATATTTCCACAGAACCACATAGCCGCCCCCGGAGATGTGTTCCAGTTAGAACCGTAGTTGTGATAAACATACGCTTCCACGTAGTCTGTAGAGCCGTTTAAATAAACAAGTGTGCTGACGGTCATGAAGTTCTGAATTGTCGAATACGCTGGAGAACAAGAGCCGATAGCATACTGACTACCTGTTTTCCAAATTTGAACAATACCTGTTTGAGTAGCAGAACCTGCAACAAAACTAGAACCCGCTGAAATTTGATAATAACCCGCCACCGTAGGTTGAAACCTATACGTGGAAGGATCGTAATTGCTGTTTGTATCAAAGACTTCTAAGTTGAACGAAAGTTTTGTGTTTATACTGTTTGTGCAGGTTTGCGTAATGTTCGTGTTTGCAAAAAACGCAGGGCCATTACCAGCCACGTTAGCAGCTAAGTCAGCCTGTTGAACAGTTGAATTAGGCAAACCACCAGCAACCAATCCACTGATTGTTCCATCTCCAGAAAATGTCATTGTCATACGATAGTCCAAACTGAGCCTGAAGGAACTGTCACCGTTGCTCCACTAGCCACTGTAATAGGACCAGCAGAGAGAGCATTGTTCCCAGAGGTAATTGAATAATTAGAGCTGATGGTGTTAGCCATCTCATACAGGCCCTTAGTTGTTACGTTAGGGTCTACGTTAAGAGTTGCCCATGAAGCTGCTGTACCATTGGTGGTTAAATATTTACCACTGTTCCCTGTCTGAGAAGGCAGAGCATCTACGTTAGCCCATGATGTATTTGTTCCATTGGTAGTTAGAAACTTACCACTATTGCCTGTCTGTGACGGTGTATAACTAGCAGCTAATGTTGCACTGGCAGCAGCGTTGGTAGCGCTTGTAGCAGCTGCTGAGGCACTATTGGAAGCATTAGTGGCGCTTGTTGAGGCTGCTGAAGCGGAGTTACTAGCGTTCGTTGCTGATGTGCTTGCTGCACTGGCTGAACTTGCAGCGTTAGTGGCAGATGTTGCAGCAGCTGAAGCACTGTTGCTTGCGTTAGTTGCTTGTGTGGTAGCTGTGCTGGCGCTAGTGGAAGCAGAAGAAGCTGACGTAGCTGCATTAGTTTCGCTAGTGGCTGCTGCTGAAGCTGAGCTTGCAGCATTAGTAGCTGATGTGCTTGCTGAGCTTGCGCTTGATGCTGCATTTGTTGCAGAGGTGGAAGCCTCGCTTGCCTTAGTGGTAGCTGTGCTTGCAGAAGTTGAAGCACTGGAAGCACTAGAGGCTGCATTGGTTGCAGATGTAGCTGCTTCACTTGCCTTGGTTATAGCTGTAGAAGCACTGGTTGATGCGCTAGAGGCAGAGCTTGCAGCGCTGGTGGCTGATGTGCTGGCCTCTGAGGCTTTAGTTGTTGCTGTGCTTGCCGATGTAGAAGCATTAGAAGCTGACGTAGCAGCAGAGCTTGCTGAGCTGGCAGCATTGGTTGCTGATGTACTAGCAGCAGAAGCACTAGCAGCAGCAGCTGTAGCACTGGTAGCTGCGTTAGTTTCACTGGTAGCTGCATTATCCTCAGATGTAGCAGCATTGGTTTCAGAGGTGGCAGCAGCTGTAGCCGCTGTCTCTGCATTAGTCTCTGCCTGTTCAGCAGCAGTCTGAGCAGCTTCAGCAGCTGTCTCAGAAGCAGCAGCCGCAGCAGCCGATGCAGCAGCCTGTGTGGCTAATGCAGTGGTGATGTTAATCGTACTATCACTGGTGCTTTCACCTGAGCCTCCAGTACCTCGCCATACAGCCATATGTTCTCCTTGTTATGGAAAGAGCCTGTAACAAGCCCCTTTCAAAACAAGGAAGGCCCTTGTGAGGCCTCCCCTGTTAACGCTTAAGCGCCTACAGCCAACAACACACCGGCATCAGCACGGAGCACCTTAGTGCCGTACAACATGTCAGATGTGAACAAGTTTGCCAAGAACTCTTGCTTGTATTGAACTTGTGAACGGACAGACATTTGCTCTGCCAACACAGCCCAATCTTTGTGAGCCAACAAAGCACCCTTCACACCAGATTCCAGTGTTGGGCAGTTGCTAGACACAACGACAGGGATACCATACAAGTTACCCACTTCACCGTTACGGATAGTGTTTTGACCACCGATTTCACCAACGAAGGCTTGCTCAGTGTAACGTGCAGTGCCGTTCAAAGCGTTACGCAATGAAGGAGGAACCACCAACACACGACCGTCCATAGGAACGTCAGCGTCATCCAAATACTGGATTGCACGGCGGAAACCGTTATCAGCGAAAGCGCCGATGTCAGAAGTACCGTCAGCGTCATAGGCTTCCAATGCACCTGTAGAGGTGTTGAATTGGAACGAACGGCTGTGAGTGTAGTCAGAGCCATCGCCATCACCCAAAGATTTCACCAAAGCCCACAATGCGTCATCCACATCTTTAGCCATAGCGTAACCAGCGTCATCAGTGTAGTGACGGCGCAGAGTTGGGATGGCTTGGGTTTCAACGATGTCTTCAATGAGATAAGACACTTCTTTGTGCTGGTTCAACAACACAACGATTTCTGATTGGCTCAGGTTTTGCAGAGTAACTGCTGTGTTCTCAGCCTTAGCTTTGGCTTCAAGGCCACGGCTAGGAGCTGGGATGTGCAGAGAGTCGCCTTTCTTGCCCTTGAAATTCATCTTACGAACGAACTGGCTCAACACCATGTTCTTTTTGTAAGAAGCAATGATCTCATCAGACCACAGTTCGGGGGTAAAATTGGTTGCTTCGGTAGCGCCGACTGCGCCGCCTTGTGCTGGGTAGGTAGAAGTTGCCATTTTAAAAGTCTTTCATAAAGTTATTAAATTACGCGTTTCTCTTGGTAGGCCAACATAATTTCAGGTTGGAGTTCCATGTAACGCTCTGGATCGTCTCGCATGAGAGCCATAATGTCAGCACGCCGATATTTCTTTTTACTAGGAGCCTCACCAGTGCCTCTTGCGGAACCAGTTGAGCCTTGCTTCAGCTGTCGTGTACGCTCTTCCTTTTGCATATTCACTTCACGGCTCACCATCTGCTTACGTTCCTTCCATGTAGAAAGGAGTTCATCAGCAGCATCGAAGTCGTAACGCTGGTCTGCTCTAGATAGAAGTTCGCTTCTCACTTTGCTCTTTGCAACCCATTCAGAAAATCCTTCATCATTCAAGACCGCTTGATAGTCTGGGTGGGCTGCTTGCAACTGCTGCAACGCCGCTTGACGTGCCAGTTGTGCATTAAGTGTTTCAGCTTCCTTAATCTTTGGATGCTTAGCTACAGCTTGTTCAATTGCTCGTTGAGGGTCAGAGAAAAAATCAATCTCTTCGTCCTGCGGGGCCTGTTTTGTGACGGATTGGGTCTTAACAAAATCGTCTACAATACGTCTCAGTTCACCAACTTCCTTACTGTGTCTGCCCATCAGCTTTTCAGCTTCTTGGTGCATACGGATAATTTCAGCTGGACTCTTACCTCTGTATCGCTCAGGAATTTCTTCCTCTTGTGGTTGGTTGTCAACGACAGGCTCTTCATTAGCTTGTTGCTGGTCTTCTACAATGTTAGAAACATCCTCAATTGTGTTATCTAAACCTTCGTCAATAAATTGTGCCATATAGTCTCCGTGCTTAATAGCATTATGGAAAAGTTTTAAAAGAACGCTAACAAGTTAGCTGTTCCGCTTGTTTTCTATCGTCATCTTTTCTCTTCTAACTGCTTCCCATTTTCTATATGCCCCGGGGAAGTCACCAGAAATTCCTTCAAGTTTCACTTGAGGAGTAGAAATTTGTCTAGACGCTAGAAGGCCACATTCAGGACACTTTATTTCCTCTTCCATGCTCGAGGTAAAATGTTCTGTAACATGACCTGTGGGACACGCATAATCAAAAGCCCTAATTGCCATACGTAGCCTCATAATGTTGTTCAATAAGAGGTTGGTAGCCAATAAGACGAGTGAGAAGCTCGACTTGTCCCTTTCTTTGCCAGAATTGTTCTGCACTTGAGATGGAACCTACGTCTTGTAAGCCCTTAAGGTTGTCCTCAAGGTCTTCTAGGTATAGTTTCCAGCCTGTTGATGCAAACAAACTGATAAGATGTTCGTAATATTCTCTATCTGACACAGCATTTCTCCTTCTTTTTGGATGCTATGTTGTTATTATACCACAGGTAAGCTTATTTGTCAATACCTGTGGCTCTTTTTAATACAAATTAATCATTAGACGTCATTTGCTTGTCCACCATGCGCTCTTTGCTTGCAATGTCACGCTCTTTTAGGACCAATTCAGCAATCTTGGCTCGTTTTTCGAACTCTTTATCATCCTGATTACCGGGTTGGATGTTGCTTGAAACAGCTCTGATACGATCATTCTGTACTTTCTCAGGGATTGCCTGAGTTTCCATCTGATATTTACCTGCTCTGCTTTGGCTTTCAGCGGCTTGAGCCTGCAAGAGCTGAATTTGAGCCTGTGCAGAAGCCAATTGAATCTGCATTTGAGCTTGCTGAGCTTGTTGAGCCTCTGGATTGGGCTGATTCAAGGCTCTGAGCTGCTTAATCAGGTCTTCTCTGTTGGAGAGGGACATGTTATCCACCACCGCTTCCACCAGCATTGGGTACATTGGGCTGTCTTGACCAAGGGTTTGTAAGAGTTGCACCAGTTGTGTAACCTCATATTCACGGGCAATGACACCGAGAGTGCTGCTTGCTACAAACTTGAAGTCTTTAGCAGGGAAGTTCTCTGGGTCATATTGCATGTAGCGATAGGCAGTTTTCTCAATGAGAGGGATGAGGAAGCTGTCTTGGAAATTAATAAGGGTGCGTTTGTGACGCTTAATAATGGCACCCAAAGACATGCTAACAGCGCCTGCCGCTGCTTCCCCATTAACCACACCAGACATGCCACTAGCGTCAATAGCGCCTGTAGCCATCTGCACCATATTTTGAAGCTGTTCAGCCTGAGCAAAGGTAATTTGATCAATGCTGCCAAACTTAAAGGGCATCAAGATTTCTTGTGGATTGCCGTTGGTCAGAATGTTCTTACCGGGACGTACTTCCAGTTTAGAGCCTCTAGGCATCCTTGTAGCATCCATAGCCATCATTGGATGGACAGTCATGGCCAAGGCATCAATACGAGCACGAAGCTCTGCATCGAGGGCTTTCTGGCTGTTATAGCCCTTCTCACAGATACCACGGCCCCAGAAACGACCGGGAACCACATCCCAAGGGAAAGCCACCACAGGGCGGTCTTGCATCATGTATGGGTTGGCTTCAACCTTCAACAACACACCACCATTACCAACAATAACAATGGCTTCTGTATATTCAGATTCTTTCTCGTCTTCTGCTTCATCGTCAGCCGGCTCAACATAGTCTTCACCCATGGTGGCTTCTTTGAATAAGTCTGTTGGAACTAAGCCATAATATTTGGTCAGTCTCACCTTGTCATCTGTATACACTGTTAGGTCTTGATCAGGCTCTAAGTCTTGATCAGGAGCAGCTTGTTCAATGTCTACATCCAGATAAACACCATCTTCAATGTTTTGTTCCACTTGATGTTTAGGGACAAACTCATCAATGGCAACACCCAAGGCTTCCTCAATGGTGGGAGCAGCTGGGTCAATCAGGAAGTTTTGAGGGAGAATTGGTCTCCACTTAACCACTGTGCGTTGCTTTTGCATTACACCAACAGCCTTCATAGCGCCATCCAGAACGCTCTGTGTTGCAGGAACCAAGTCTGTCACTTCGTCCAACACAAGCTCCATACAGCCTGTACCATAGACAGAAGCATTCAACAAGGCTTCAGCAATTTGTCTACGTCCTTTGTTAAATTTAAACTCTTCATCGAGCTTAAGACGCATTGCTGTAATGTCATCATTCTCTTTATCTGCTACATCATCCTTGATGTCAAACCACTTACCACGGCCAAAGGTGGCCTCTTCAACCTCAGCAACGCTACTCTCTACGGCTTGTTGCAGGGCAGGGGCAATGAGGCGGCTACGTTCGCTCTCACGTGTCTTGTCTTGAGCATCCCATTGGCCTCTCCACAAGCGATAGTATTCCTCATGCTTTTGAGCATAGTTGCTGGTGTAATGATCACGCCATTTATCAGCCTTTTGAATCACCCAACTAGCAAGTTTTGAATGTTCTTGTGTGTTTTCTGTTTCTAACATATTATTCCTCGTCAAAAGAGCTTGCAAATGGATTGTTATATTCTTCTAGGTCTACAGCATCCAACTGTGCTGCTCTAGCATCGTCAATAGGACCACCAAGTTCTTGGCTGTCGCATGTTCTTACTGGTGAGCAAGTGATGTCATACAACATACACCATGCCACTGGTTTGCTTTCAATGTCTACAAAGCTTTTGTCCACCATAGAAGTTTTAAACTTCTTCATTGGGCCTTCTTCAATACATTGCTTAATTGGTGTGGTGGCCAGATAGTGCTCACAATTGGCACATAGACGGCCTCTTGCATCGCCTTCTGAGCAGTCCCATTTAGAGGCCTTATCCTGCCAAAAAGCCTTGTTAGACTGTCTAGGGTCTGCCGGACCTAAACCAACCTCTTTAACGGCCTTTAAATGGTTTCTAATGTTATGTTCTGTGCTCCGAAGAGCCAAGGGGCATTGTGGGTTCATCAATATCCGCTAAAAGCGTCCATAGGTTCATATTCTTCTTCCTCTTCCCATTCAGACACATATGCCTGTTTAGAAAGCTGTTCAATGTATGACAACGAGTCAATCAAGTCATCATGCACCATTGGGTTGGGAAACTGGAACAGCTCATCTAAGAACTCAGCATTCCATTCCCCTTTGTTCAACACAATTTGACCGTGTTCAAAGCGCCCCTGTAAGGCCCAAACAATACGATCACTCTTTTTCTTGTTTCCGTGTGTAAGCTCTTCCACTCTAAAGAATGTCTGGTTCTTACGCATGATGTCTGTCAGGTAGGGCATAACGGCCTGCTTAGCAATGCCACGCTCAATGCCTACAGCCATAGGCTCATATTTCTTAACGAGGGTGAATAGCTTACGGGCTGTCTCTTCAACAGTCCATCTGCCATAAACAATGTCTTTCACCCACCAGCCTTGCTCGTTGGTCTTAACAATGGCAAAGGAGCTGTTGTCTAGTCTCTTGCTCTTGCTTCCCTTGCTCTCGTCTGCAAAGCCGGCTAAGTCACAAGCAATGTAATAGTCACCATTCTTCGGCTCTTCCTCATCAAACTTAATCCATTCGTCTTTGAATAGATTACCACCCTGTGCTTCAAATGAAGCCATAAATTCTTGTCTAAACGCAAAGCTAGACATGCTCTTCTTGGCTGCTTCAATTTCTTTAGGGTCTAGAATGGGGTTGTCATAAGAGGTGAAATGCCATCCCTTGAATGTTGGATCTTCTCCCTTGCAGGCATGTTGATAGAGGTCATAGAAATGATTACGGCCCATAGGGGTTCCGATAAACAAAGCACAGCCCTTTTGGTCAGCCAGAGCAGGACGTAAAATCTGTTCCCACACCTCTGGTTTCATGTCTGCATATTCGTCCATAACCAGAAACTTCAACGAAACACCACGCATTGTCTCTGGTCTATCAGCCCCTTTAAGACTGATGGTGGCCCCATTAACCAGCTTAATCTGTAAGTTGTTAATGTGACTACCTGTAATGACACTATGGCCCACCTCAAGCAGGGTTTGCCACATAATGTCTCTTGCCTGCCCCTGTGTAGGAGCAACATAAAATACATGCCCCTTATTGGCCTGTAAGGCGTTAACAATGAGCAAATAGGCAGCTAGTCTAGACTTGCCTGTTCTACGTCCAGCAGCAACCACTTTAAAACGTGTCTCATCATTCCACACCTTCTGCTGCCAAGGGAGGAGTTCAATCTTAAGCTCAGACATCCTTAAACTCCACATCCTCTACATTATCAAATGTGTCGTTCTCACCAACAATGGTGGTTTCTCCTCCAACCCCTGTGATGGTGATATTTACCATTGGTTTAGCCCCTCCAGCCTTTTGTGGGTCAAAGGCACTGGCTGGGACAATACGGTCTAAAACCAACTTCCAAGCAGCTGCCTGATGGGGATGACCATCCTCCAAAGCAGCATCAAACACCTTCTCTAAGACAAGTTTGCTCTTAGGGCTGTTCAACATCCTTGCTCTATATTCAGCAATGATGCCAGCTTCCCCTAATGGTCTGCCTATTTTACCGGGCTTCTTCTTGGCAACAATTTCTCCCTTACGGGGTCTGCCTCTTCCTCTTTTTTTAATTTCAGTGTTTAGGGTGTCCATATGGGCCTATATTCAACAACAACAATGTGTTTATAACAACAACAAACATCTATACAACATACATAGACATTCAGGCAAGCTTCTATGTCATTCAGTCAAGAATGCAAAGCTTATATGTTCTACTTTAATGTACTCCTAGGAGTTAGTAAGTTTAACATTATAATGATAATTTTCTTATTATGTTAATTAAACTTCTATGCCTTAGTGGGCTGCCTTTAAAGTAGAAGACCATCCTTAGTAGTCCCTTAGTATGTCTTCCTTAATTACATACTATGTATTCATTATAGCATACTTTTTTAGTCTTGTCAAGCACTAAATGGCTAAAAGTTGAGTGTTTTAGTCAGACATTTAACCTGTCCCCAATTGTTTTTAATGCTTTGGTGGCTTTTCTGTTTAAAATCAACGAGTTAGCTAAGTGAGCACTCACTAACTTAATGCTTTCTTTTTTGCCAGTTTTCCTCTTTTTTGTGTCTCGGTGGGTACCTATAAAGTTTACTACCCTTGTTCTCCTCCCCCGGGCCTGATAATGATAACCATTCGCATTTGGCTTACTGACTGACTGGTCATTAAAGTTATCCACAGAGTTATCCACAGGGCAGAGCATGAGGGCTTAGGTAGCACCCTATTAGCACCCTATTAGCACCCTATTAGCACCTGCAAAGCATAAGGGAAACCACTAACACCAACAGATTTCCACAGGCAGCTGTTAACAACCTGTGCACAACTACATAGTTATCCACAGAGCAACCAAATTGGTGCACATTGTTGCACATTGTTGGTGCTTATAGGCCATTGTTGCACATTGTTGGTGCATTGATAATGAATAGAAAAGGTTTAATGTTATAGGATTATGGCCTAAATAGTATTGATTAGCCATATAAAACTAATACTAAAAGGCTAACATTTCAGGGCTTGCATGGTGCTTGCAATATATCAAGCATCACAAACAAACCTTAAGGGGTTCACAATGACTAATACATCCGCAAAACACCTAGCATATAAATTGTTTCTCAATGTCTTATTGGGCATTGTATACTTTG